CTGGCGGCGCCCAGACCGGACTCAGCGGTATCACCTTTACGGTGACCCCTGACACCCCTCCGAACTCTCACAGCAAACAGTGGGCCGTGACCGCCTTTGGCGGCACGTCCACTGGTGTGGAAGCTCATGGGGCCTCGAAGCCGTTCACGGTTACGTTCCAGCGTCCTGCGGTCATCCGCAGTGCGCCGGTCCCGAACCCCGTGACGGGTGTGATGTCGAACTCGCCACGAAACACCTTCTCGGTCCTGGTACGCAAGGGCGTCATGCCCGGCGCTAATCAGAACCCCCAAGTCTGTGTGCTACGCGCCGACCTTTCGGTCGTCGCCGGCGCGGACTTGGTGGAACCGGAAGACATTCGTGCCGCCCTCTCGCTGCTCATCGGTTCGTTGAACCAGCAGTCGAGTGGGCTCGGGGACACTCTCATCAATGCGCTCCTCTAATCGGAGGAAGGCGCCTTTGAGAGTGCTCGTGGTGACAACGATTTGCATCGTTGTGTGCCACCTCTTGGGAGTTGATCTCCCAATCCCGTAGTGCGGTTTGTTATACAACCACAGCGAGAAACATCATGATCCCTTCGATCGATGCTCTTTCTCAATACTTACTCGAGGACCTCCGGAATGAAATCAACGAAATCCAACTTGGAACTGACCAAATCTTACACTGTAAGATCTGTCAGGTTGAACAATCTCCAAAAGGCGATTCTGGCAGAAGTGCCGGAAGCGTTTCAGGAGAAGCGACGACTCCTCACGCTGATGATCATGGCAAACCCGGATATGCGGCAAATTGCCCGCATAATTTGGACTTGCGCTATGACACTTTCAGTCGAGGATCTCTCGAAGCTGTTGGATCAGTTGACTACCCCGGAGCGCACCCCCGTACTGTAGCTTGTCGCGCGCTGATGAGATCCATCCGGAAGAAGTTCCGAGATGGACGAAACGTCAGCGGCGAGCAGGTTGCGGCAACTAAGTTCCTACGGAGCAACTCGCTCTGTCAGGACTGGGTGCTTGAATTGCAGTCATCACTTGATGAAGAATTGATCGGGGGCCTCCTTCGGGAGGTCGACGACTTTCTTCATCCGGCCGGTGAACTCCTTATCCAGTCTATCGACCAGATATTTGATGGCGGTAGGCTTGGGCCGGGAGCAAGCCTTGGAGCTAACGGGGTTGACTTCTATACGAAGTTATTCTCGTCCAAGTTGACTGCTTCGTCTTTTGAGGTGTACTATCAGTACGCCGAACGTTGTGCACGGATTCCCGTCTGGGGTTACGGCGAGTTTACTCGTCTTCTAACCTACGGTTTGCCGTCCGTCGTTCGTGAGTCTCGCGTTACTTTTGT